TCATTCTCAACGGGTGGCACGGAACGGGCGCAGATTGACACCAACGGTCTGCACATCCTTTCCCAAAAACCTGTCCGCTACTACGACGCTGATAACAGCCACTACGTTGAACTAAAGGCAGCCAGCACGGTTAGCAGCAATGTCACGCTGACCCTGCCAACGTCTGACGGTGACGCTGATCAGTACCTGAAGACTGACGGCAGCGGAAACATGAGCTGGGCGAGCGTTTCAACGCCTGCTGGTGTTCCAACTGCATCGGTGTTTGCAATGGCAACTAGCACCGTGCCTTCTGGTTACCTGGAATGCAATGGCGCAGCAGTTAGCCGCACCACCTACGCCGACCTGTTTTCTGCCATCGGCACCACCTACGGCACAGGTAATGGATCTAGCACGTTCAACGTGCCGGACATGCGTGGTGAGTTTCTACGCGGCTGGGATAACGGGCGCGGCGTAGACAGCAGCCGCACGCTGGGCAGCAGTCAAGACGATCAGCTGCAAAACCACACGCACCTTTTGCCAGTTCGCGATACCAACTTCACCTGCGACAACCAAGGCGCACCTTGTACCGCGACCGACCTTCGCGGCGACAGCTTTAGCAAGGAATCAAGGAACTACGGAAACACTGGCGACTTTGGCTCTGAGACTCGTCCGCGCAACATCGCAATGATGTATGTGATCAAGACTTGATTGCGGGCGGGACTACAATCGGTCTATCTGACTGGATTTAGACCGCTGTGGCTGACCGCAAGATTTCAGACCTGACGGCACTGACGGCTCAGGCAAGTGGTGACCTGCTGCCGATTGTCGATGTTAGCGAAGCCGCTGCAGCGGATAAAAATAAGAGCATCACGGTCGAAGAGCTGTTCCGTGGCATCCCTGTAAACGTAGGGGTGGGCGTTGCGAGTCCTAGCTCAAATCTTCATGTAAAGTCTTCTGCTGGAGCGGGAATCAGGATACAAGCAGGGTCAACCAGTGATGCTCAAATTGATTTAATTCCTGGTGGCACCTCCGACCCTTATTACATTTATGTAAACAACTCACGCAATCTTATTTTCCAAGATTTTGCAACCGAACGCGCCCGCATCGACTCAAGCGGCAGGCTGCTGGTTGGGACAACGACTAACAGCTCGCCAGGCGGGTTTAATGCAAAAATTCAAATAGCAGACACAAGCTATACAGGTAGCCTTAGCTTACGTCGTGATTCTAATAATAATGCTGCCCAATCTATCATTTTTGGTAAGTCAAGAGGCGCACTTAACGGTAATACTATTGTTCAAGACGACGACATATTGGGTTATGTTTCTTGGTTTGGGGCAGATGGTACTGACCTAAATTCTGAGGCCGCTCGAATTTCCGCTCATGTAGATGGCACCCCTGGCGAAAATGATATGCCAGGTCGTCTTGTATTTTCTACCACCGCTGACGGGCAGCAAGCGCCAACCGAGCGGATGCGGATTACCTCTGCAGGTCAGGTAGGGATTGGCAAAACTTCTTCGTTTGCGTATAAGCTTGAAGTGGAAGCAGGAAATACTTCACTTCTTCGACTTAACAACAATACTGAGACAGGCCACGGCAGTCATGACGTAAGGATTGTTACTGGCGGTAGTTATTATCAAAACTTACAGTTTAGGTCTTCGTCGATTCAGTTTGAGACTTACGACGGCTCTACTATTTCCGAACGCGCCCGCATCGACAGCTCGGGTCGCCTCTTAGTTGGCACGTCTAGTGGCTCCGGTGATGGAATACTAATTGTCCAAGGTGGGGCAGGCACACCCACTGCTGACGCCGTAGTGACCTTGCGACGTGGTAGCAATAATCCTGGTAGCGGCATTCAGGCATTAGGACAAATCCGCTTTGAAGATCTAAGCGGTGGCTACGGTGCGCAAATTGCAGCTATATCCGATGGCTCCTGGAACACATCAACAGATTGTCCTACTGCTCTGAAGTTCGCCACTACTGCGGATGGCGCGTCTTCTCCGACGGAGGCGGCTCGTATAGATAGTAACGGCACGTTTGCAGTCGGTCAAGGTACAGGTGCCGGTAGCGCAGGTACTATAGGATTTTTTGCTCAGAAAGACGGCGCATTTGGTGGCAAACGAAGCGGCAATAACGTTCTTTTTGTCAACCGTGGAACTAATGATGGCAACCTAGTTCAGCTTTATCAGGGCGATGTTCAGGAAGGTTCTATTAGTGTTTCTGGTAGCACCGTTTCCTACAACGGCGCACACCTTGCCCGTTGGTCACAGCTTCCTGGTGGCGTAGAACGAACTGAAATTCTTCGCGGTTCTGTCCTTAGCAACATCGACGAGATGTGCGATTGGGGCGAAGAAGAAAACGAACAGCTCAACCGCATGAAGGTGAGCGATGTCGAAGGTGATCGCAATGTCGCGGGTGTGTTCCAAGCTTGGGACGATGACGACGACACCTACACCAACGACTTCTACTGCGCGATGACGGGTGACTTCATCATTCGCATCGCTCAGGGTGTCACGGTTGAACGCGGTGATCTGCTGATGTCCGCTGGTGATGGCACTGCCAAACCCCAAGACGATGACATTATCCGCAGCAAGACGATTGCCAAGGTGACTAGCACCAACGTGAGCTGCACTTATGACGACGGCAGCTACTGCGTGCCTTGTGTACTGATGGCGTGCTGATTAGTCCACGCCACTACAAGGTGGGCAACCGACCTATTCAACTGGTTGCATCCCTACTAACCTTCAAACAATTCGGCTACTACCATGCCTGCCGCTGCACCGACCACCACGATCACCTGGAACATCAACACTCTGGAGCGTGAGCTGGCTGACGGTTACGTTTTCACCGCTCACTATTCGGTGAACGCTGTCAGCAGCACCCTTGACCCTGAAGGCAACAACTACAGCCAAGGCGCTTACGGCTCTGTGGGTCTGGAGCGTCCTGAAGGTGACCTGATCGCTTTTGACGAGCTGACTCAGGATCAGGTGATTGGCTGGGTCAAGGAAAAGCTTGGCGGCGACGAAAAGGTTGCCGAAATTGAGCAGGCTTTGACCGACCGGCTCGCTGAGGTGATTTCGCCCAGCCGCATTAACGGGGTTCCCTGGTAGTGGCGGTCAAGTCAAAAACGGCACTGGGGCGAATTGAACACCGCCCTGGAAAGCCTAAGAAAACCCGTCAAGGTGCGGGTCAACACTCAAAAGCCAGCCACGGTAGGAAGAAGTATCGCGGTCAGGGCAGGTAAGTGGATCAGCACACCCGCGACAACTGGCGCAAGATCAAACAAGCGCTGGAAGAAGCGGGGAAAACCGACTGCTATTTCTATACACGTGCAGTTGCAATCTGCCGTGGACAGAACGATCCATTTGAGGGTCCAGATACAAAACCGAACACCTAGCAACCCCGGTAAACTTTTCGGGATGTTGTTTAACAACTTTTCAATGCTTAAGGCTGCTTCCGCCGTCATTGCCTCTTTGGCCCTGGCTGCGCCTGCTGTTGCTGGTCCCTACGCCAATATCGAAAACAACGCTGGCTGGGCTGGCAGTGACTTTGGCGGTCACACCACCGATTTCCACATTGGCTATGAAGGCGGCAACGACCTTGCTGGTTTCTACATCCAAGCTGGCCCCAGTTACGTCCAGCCCGATAACGCTGATGGCGAAACCATCCTGACCGGCAAAATTGGTGGCTCCGTGGCCGCTACCGACAAGCTTGGCGTGTACGGGGAGCTGTCGATGGCTTCTGGCGACACCAAAAGCTACGGCTCCAAGGTTGGCGTCAAGTACAAGTTCTGATCGTAAACATGGCCCGCTTCGGCGGGTCTTTGATCAATCCATTGTGGTTAGCAACTACCTGTCAGCTTTCTGGCGGGTGGTTGTTTTTCCATGCCTAACCAACCCTGACAATTGGGAGTATTGCTGGCCACCTGACTGGTTAATCCCTTATGTGCAGGATGCCTTCGACTTCCTTACAGTCGAGCCATACGCCAACGAAAAGGCAATCATCAATGCGGTTTTTCATTGACCTGATGGCTGTCACTGGGTTCATGCTTAGTGCATCCATGACCGCTGGGCTGATCATTTCCTACTACCAGATGGACGACATCATGCGCGACACGTTGGAGCGTGTGACTGATGGCATTGGTAACGAGATAGAGAAGAAGCTGCAGGACAAGATCGACAACGCAATGCCCAAGGTGCCGGGTGGAGCCGCTAGTTCTTCCTTCCTTTGAGCTTCCAGCTCCGCTTGACCTGCCACGGATGGAGATAGCGGTGCCGGTGTTCCCTGCGCCGTCTCATCCTGTTCTTATACCGCCAAGCGTCGAACCGAAGCCTCCGCCGGAGCCTCCCAAGGCGGTAGATCCAGGCGCCCGCCAAGCGGTTAAAGGACTTCAAGATCAGGTCAAACAGCTCAATTTAAATATCAAGGCACAACAAGAGTCGATCGACAATCTGCTTAATCCACCGGAAATCGAAAAGGTCGAACCCAAAGTGGCCAAGGTCGCTGTTCCCGGAACCCCGTTGGAATTTGCCTTGCCCAGCGCTGAGGTTCTTACCGTGGCGACGGTGACGGCGGGAGCGGCAGCCGCTGCTTCTGTTGGGGCGACTATGGCTGCTCAAAATCTGACGAAGAGGTTGAAACCTGTTTTTCAGACGGCTTTAAAGAAGGTTGCGAAAGCCCGAGGGGCAGACCTTGAGACGTACGGTAGGCGTCGATTGAGACTACGTCGGAGCAGAGAGAAGCCAACTTAGCTTCGGGGTGAATCATGAATCCCTTTTCGTACAACTCGGCGCAACGCAATGCACGGACTAGGTGATAGTCAAGCTGATCCTTGTCAATTTCTTGCTGCTCTTTGCGTAATTTGCGGCGCACCATTTCCTTGCACATTTCTGTGATTGAGCCGTCCAGCGGGATATTTATGGACAACTGCGCCCCTAGGTTTTGCATCCGCGTGTAATCCTCACTGGGGATCGGATCTGCGTGTGCTTCTAGGTGGAATGGAGTGACAACAAGCGTGGCGCCATTGCAGCTGTAGCCAGTGCCGAAATGCTGCCTGCTGGGTGCGCCGTTGTTGTTGAACTGCACCGACTGGTTTGTGTTGTTGCTGGTGGCCTGCGCCCGTGGAGCTGAGTTGTTGGTCGTCTCAGCAGCAGCAGGCCCTGCAATCGCTATTGCGAGAAGACACTGAGCGATGTGGTGGTGGAGTCGGTTTCGATGGTGCGATCGATGTCGATTTGCTCGATCAAAGTGTCGGCTGAGCGGGTGGTGACTTCCAAAGTGAACGGATCGCCAGCCGTGTGAACGTCCCATGTTGTGCTGCTGTTTCTGATGTCGGAAGCGCTAGGAGTGACGTTTTCGCCGGAATAAGTTTCTAAAGCGGCGCCGTAAATCTGATGCTGGATTGTTTCGGTAATCGTCTGAGTTGTAGTCGTGGTTGCCTGCATTGACCCCGTCGACCACGTAGGTGTGACGGTTTGGGCGGTGGCAGGAGCGGCGGCCAACACAACCGCAAGGGCTAGAAGTCTTTTCATTTTTGTGTGGTGCCTGATTGGACTTTAGGCTCTTCCTTCTTCTTGGCGTTATTACGGCCGACAGTAAGGCCATAGCTAGCAGCCATAGAAGAAAGTAGTGATGCACTGAACGTCACATCAATTGACTGTTTAAACAAGCCCATGTAATTGGCGGTGATAACACCACAGGCCCAGATCATTAGCCCAAGACGAACAAGATGACCCAAAAGACCATGTTTATCGTCATCTTCTTGCGGTGACGTTTGCTGTTGATCTGCCATGATGTCGCTGTTGGGATGCGGCCAATGATGGAGATTTTGGCTGCCGTTACCGGCGCTTCAATAACGGTAGCGGCTGTGGGACTTGGGAACTATGGTCGCCGCGCTACAGAAAGCCGGGACGCTGTAATACGCCTGACCGCAGCAGTTGAAAACGTGGCCACCCGGCTCAATATCTTGCACACCGATATGAAGAGCCGTGACGCTGAAGTGTTTAGTCGCTTACGTGATCTTGAAGCTGCTGTGGCACGGCTGGAAGGCTCTAAAAATCCGCACTAGAGTTGGAGTATCAGCGGATAAATGATGATTGCGCTTGTACGTCCTGTCCTGTTCAGCTTTCTGCAGTCAAAGGCAGTTAAGAAGCTGGTAATCGATTTGCTGCGTGCTTTAGCCACCAAGACCGACAACACCGTCGATGACCGGATGGTTGATTTTATCCAGGCCAACCTGTTCCCAGAACAAAAACCAGTGGCTGATGCTTGATTGGCTTGCTGCTGCAATGGTGAGGCTTGACTCGTTTTTCACGTACTTCACCGGCAATAGCCATCAACTTGCGGCTATTCAACAGCTGCAAGAAGACATGCCGCCTGAGCTGTTAGATCACAATGCGACTTGGGTTGAGTTGTGGAAGGCAGGCGGGAAATACACCTACCTGCCTACTCCCTACTACCACCAGCTTGATCTGATTGACGGCATTGACAAGTGCGTCACTGCAGCCGTTGCAATGGTCGCTGGCCATTACGTGCTGGTTACCTCGGGGCAGGAATATGACAAGGTTCGCAGTCGTTTTGGTCCATCGCAGGAATTATGGGTTCACATCAAAGCGCTGGACAGCCTTGGCATGAAAGCCGAGTTTGTTTTTGATGGCACCGCAGATTTAATTGAAGCTGAGATTGACGCCGGTCGCCCTGTTGCTGTCGGGTGGTTGCACAAAGGTGATATCAGCTCTGGTGGCCCTGCAGAAGGTTTTGGCCATTGGTCTGTGATTGTTGGTTACAACGAGCAATACTTCATCGTTAATGACCCACGGGGTCGCTACAACCTCAAAACAGGTGAGCTGGAGACAGAAAGCGGATTCAACGTCAAATACGAACGGCAGGACTTTTTGCACCGCTGGGAGGCAGACGGCCCAGGTACTGGCTGGGCTTTACTCGTAGACGATCTGTCCCTGTAGCCTGGGAAAAGCCTCTCCCTGACTGCATGGTTCTTCCAGATCATGAAATCAAACGACTGTGCGTTGAGCATGCAATGGTCGTTCCGTTTAACCAAGATCTGCTGAACCCTGCGTCAATTGATTTGCTGTTGGGCGATCACCTGATGGTCGAAGACCCAATGAACATTGAGCAGCGTCTGATCAGCATCAAGGGACACAGCCAAGCCGAGCCTTATTGGTTGCGGCCTGGTGAGTTTGCATTGGCCGAGACACAGGAGACTTTCAACCTGCCGGATCACATTTCTGCACAGTTTGTACTGAAAAGCAGTCGAGCCAGAAGTGGTTACAGCCACATGCTTGCTGGTTGGTGTGACCCAGGTTGGCACGGTTCCAAGTTGACCCTGGAGCTGCAGAACGCACGCCGCATGCATGCCCTTCCGTTATATCCAGGTCTAAAAATTGGCCAAATGATATTTTTTGAGATGCAAAGTATGCCGATTATGTCTTACGCTCAGACGGGTCATTACAACAATGACACTCAGGTGTCTGCGACCAAAATAGTCCCTTGAACTGATACAGCCATTCCCAGATAAGTATTTCACGGTGCAATGTGTAAAAATCTTGCTGTCTGTACCAAAGCGTCCATTCTGTTGATCCTTTGGTTCCATTGCACCGCAGGCATGCTGGGACTAGGTTTTCTATCACGGTCTGTCCGCCGCGATGTCTAGGAACAACGTGATCTAACGACTCTGCGTGTTCACCGCAATACGCGCATTTACATTCAAAGGATTCAAAAATTTTTAACCTAAATCGCGTCCTTGTTTCTCTCTTGGTGACCAGACTTGTCTCGTCGATCCAAGACCGCATAAAGACCCCGGTGCTTTTTGGATCTTAAAGACGCAGGGCTAGTAAAGCCAGGAAGAGATTCAGTGACTCCACCACCTTTTTCCGCCGATGCATGCGGCGCTGTATGGGTTTCTTTTGGCGTCAATGGCTGGTACAGAGCTTGGTATATAAAGCAAAACACTGTGTTTTATTTGCCAGACTGTTTTGATTGCGAAAGTGTGGCAATAACTGCTGCCGAGGCTAGTTATGGAATGGCATCCAATCCAGCGCACAACTGAGAGTGAATTCTCAGAAGCTGCGACTGCAAAGATGCTGGAAGGCTGGGTTAAAGAAGGCGACATCAACGCCATCTACAACGCAGCTCTTCTGCTCAATACTTGCCTGCATCAGCAGCGCATGATGACAAAATGGCTTGCCGGTGAAGCTGCACGCAACCTCGGCAAACCTGAGCTTGAGAATGACATCATGCAAGATGCAATCCTCAAGAGTGATCAGAGCTAACGCGAGCAGTCAAATGATCGCAGTAAATCTCAGCCTGCCATAGGTCGTCGGAATAACGACAGTACCCGTTGGCACAACTGCGATAAAGGATGTGCGGGCCGTCTTCCAGCACTTCGATTGTTGCCCCACTGGGTTTCGAGATTGTTGATGAAATCTTCCAATTCCGGTAGATGCTCATCAGTCAGCTCCTGCTCCTCTTCATCTTCCTCGTCATCGGGCGTTGCTTCAATCACTTCAAGCAAACGCAAACTCCACACCTTCAGGTCGACTAAACCTTCACGGCAGAACATCAGGTTGTCAGAAGGAGTTTCGCCACCGCGCATGATTTCAGCGATGGCTTCCTCCACCCAATCCTGGTGTGCGTTGCACATCCACAGCAAAAGCCGAACATGGCCTTCCGTGAATTGCATGTCTGCGTTTGGTGCCATAACGGGAAGCCACCTACCTGAACGGTAGCGAGGTAATCCAAACTGCCTCCTCATGCACCCTTTACATATTTCTGGTAAAGGCCGGTGTAAGTGTGATGGAACGGGTGGTCAGGCTTGTTACGCCCGTCCATGTCGTACAAGGCGTCAAGTAGATAAACGCGGTTTTCCATCGCAAAAGTGTCTTGTGCGCCCGGTTTATGCGGAAGCACGTCAAGGAAAAACGCCACCGACTCTTCAAGGTCGGCAAGGTTGAATTTGATGGTCATGCAGGATCAAGCCTTCGTATTTGGAGCATTGATTTTGCGTCCTTTGCCGACTTCGACAATGACGCATTCCGGGTGGCGGTTTTTGAGAATGCGAATGGCGTCTTGCTTGTTAATAGCGCGGATGCAACCGCGCAAGCTCCGCTCGCCAGCAAGAAGTAGTTCATAGTCAAACATCCGTGCGTTTTTTGCGACGCAGTACGAGATGCCTGGGCCGCGAGTGGGTTCGTTCCAGTCGGGAACAAGTTCAGGAAAGTTGGCCTTACTCATCCTTGGCCTTGAAATACTTGGTCATCAGGGTTTCGTTGCTGGCTGCAAAAAGGTTGGCGATGGCGTCAAGCCGACGGCTGTCTGACTCTGAATAGCCACGCTCTTCAGCAGCACGCAAATTCTTCAACATCAGTTGCAGAGCGTTGATTTGCTGCATTTCCTCCTGCATCGCAGCAACGAATTTGTCCCTGTTCATCAGAACACCGTGTTGGGGATGCTGACGCCTTCGGACTTCTTGGCCCAGACCTTGCCGTTGATGTAACGCATGCCGTTTTTTGACTCTGCGTTCCAACCGGAGACAGGGATCTTGATGACGGTGGTGCCGCCATAGCCATCCTCGCCAGGCTGCGAGGTAAGCCATTCAGCCAGTTTCATGGCCTCGCCTAGCTCAATTTCAATCGAACCGGTTTTATCGGGGCCACGCTCCGACTTCTTTTCTTTCACGTCAAACAACGTGAACTTGGCGTCAAACGCCGCTTGAAAGTCACTCATCTTGAGACTCAAGGATTGCGTAGTGGGACTTGATGATTTCGTTGGCTAGGGACGATTCCGTAACCCGGTGCTGGGTGTCGTAGCGCTGAATGATTTCGCGCTGCATGGCCTCGTATGCCCTTGGGTCAAGAAGCACTTGCACCTTGTACTTGTTGCCCGCAGGAATAGCCATCACTGCTTGAGTGTTGGTTTGGCCGACAGCTCGTCGATGCAGGATTGCAGTTGATCAACTGACATCTGCTTGAGTTTGCTGCCATCGGCATCAAGGTTCCATTTTGTCGCCTTGTCTGCGATCCAGCCAATTTGCTGGGTCTTGTCCAGTTTTTGCTGAATCAAGTCCATGCACTTGGCGATAAGGCCATCGGTGTCTACCGTTGTGGGCGCGGAGGAACCTTTGGGCGTTGCAGGACGCCCTTTTTTCTTGTCCGCAGGTTTTGGCGTCTCCTGTTGAAGTTGCACCTCGGGTTGAGGGTCAACCTTTTGCTCAACTGCAGCTGCAACCTCTTCCCTGGCCCACAGCTCATAGCCAAGCGAGAAGAAGGCAGCGGCTGCACTGCAGATGCCACGGCGGTGACTGTCTGCAAGATCGCGTGCGCTGATCTTCTCGTAGGCGATGGCGTCGTTGCGGTTATTCATCACGGCGTACGTCCACACCGGAGTGGTGTAGGTGCCGTTGACAAACTGAATGCAGAGGTAACCGGTGCCGTTGGGTGCCTTGTGGACGAAATCACCGTTTTCGTTGGTGATCAATTCCGGTAGCCAGCCGTTGGCCTTCTCGTTGAGAAGCTGCATGACCTTGGCCCACGGCACGTAATCGGCCGCGTAGGAGCCAGACCCCTTCTGCTTTACGTCAGAAAGGGTGATGACCCCCGCCAGGTTTGGTAGTTCGGGGGTGTTGAGCATCAGTTAGCAGCCGCCTCGATTTCAGTAATGCCTTGCTCAAGGATCTGACGCATGGCAGCAGATGCAGCGATGTTGTGCTGCTTTGCTGCGACTTTGATGCGTGCGTACAGATCAGGATCGATCTGCAACATCACGGTCTTGGTGGTGCTGGCTTTGGAGGTGAGTGAGATAGCCATGGATAGCCATGTAGTACCCCAACACCATAACCGGATAATCCGAGTTGAGTTGAGTCTTAAAAAAATCAGTTGAGACGTGCCGAAAAAGTACCGAAAGTAACTTGACGGCACCAGAAGTCACCCGTAACTTGCGGTCGCTTCAACGCACTTCATGGAACCCGAGGTAACTTCAAGTCCCGACTCGTCAATGGTCATCAAGCTCACTTTGGACGCTTTTACAGCCGAGAAACTATTGGTTACAAAACCCAGAACCCTTCCAGCAGCCACGTTTTGCGCCCTTTTAATCGAGCAAGCGCTTGACAGGCCCAGTACGCTGGCGGAGCGAACCGAAGGGAGCGAAGCCTCTACTTCTTCTTTATTAGAAAATACTAATAAAGAAAAACACTTACTAACGGCTGTTAGCGATAAGAAAAAGCGCAAACGGCCTGCTTACAGCGACGAATTCTTAGCTTTCTGGGGTGCGTATCAAAGCACGTCTCACAAGTCCAATTCTCAGAGCAAGAACAAGGCGTTTGAGCAGTGGAAGGTGGCCTTGCAGGAGGAATCGCCGGAGAGGCTTGTGGAAGCTGCCAGAAGGGCCGTTCAGGCCATCAACCACGCCAAGGTCCATGACGAGTGGGTGGCGCACCTTCCAGACGCTTACAGGTGGCTGCGAGACGAGCGTTACTCCGTTTTCCTGGAAAACCACCAGTCCACTGGTCCGCGTGTTATTGACGGCATCACCGTGATCGACTGATGAAGCTGTACCAACCTGATTTCGCTGGTATGACCGTCTGGCAGGTCGCCGACCCAAAAACCAGCAAAGGGGCCTTCACGGCCACCAGAGGCACCGCTCCGCCACCAAATGCTTCCTACGGCCACCCGATCGGCCGGTTCGATTCCGACGGCGTGTACTGGACCTTCTGTCCCAACGCTGGCGCTGAAGATCCCAACAGCCCGCAATCGTCCCGTTACGCCAAGCACCCACACGCTGCTGAAGACCAACGGCAGGCAATCAAGGCCAAGGCCTGGGGCAACCTCTCGTCAATGGGGTCGTACAAGGAAACACAGTTTGACTAAACCAAAAATTCAAATCAGTTCCAACGAAATGGAACTGTGTGCCATGGCGGCCAAGCAGCGGCATGCCAATGGAAGAAAGAACAAACGCGCTGACGTTTCAACTACCGCTCACTCAGCCTTCAAAATCGATTTAATTGGTGTTTGTGGCGAAGTTGCCTTAATCAAATACTTCAACATGGAGATTGATTGGCATGACATTTTTACCGCATTTGGCACCACTGACGTTGGTGAATGTTGGGAAGTTCGCTCAGTAACGCAGTTTCACTATCACCTTGCGATGTGGACTGGTGGCGGGGCGGACGAAACCAAAATCAAGAAAAAATTGATGTCTGGTTGGTCGAAAGTTGTCGTCAACTTGCTTGGCTATGAATCTGCTGTTTGCCACCTTGACGGTTGGGCTTTTGGGTATGACATGCGTGACTTTGGTCATCGCACGACTGACGGCGACAATCCCTTTCAGCGCAATCGCATCAAACGACCATCGCTAATCCTCGACAACTACTACCTGCGTCAACATTTGACACCCGAAAAAGACATGCAGGTGGTTCTTGATCTTCGCAACGCTTTTGAAAACAAATGAAACGACTTCAACGCTTTAGCCCATACGACGCAGCCAAAGTGTTGCGTGACGGCATCGAAAAAGGTTTGTGGACTTTGGAGGATTTGGATAACCCACCTCCTGGCACCCGCCTTTCATTTGCTGAATACCGCCGTTTCCTCTCCGACCAGCGCTTCATCGGCCAGGAGCCTGTTTACAAGAACCTTTTGCGGGAATTGGAAGACAATAAGGAGGATGAATACATTCTGTGAGACTCGTTACTATCACAGAAAGCAATGGCGAACAGGTGCCTTTGCAGCGTCTTCCGCTAATCCAGCGAAATCCAGTAGGGCAGCCGCGCTACTACTGGAACGAGGCGCGTCCTGATCTGAAATACACCTCAATCACCTCAATCTTATCTGCGACTCAATCTGAGAATACAAAGCACGCTTTGCGCAGGTGGAAGCAAAAGATCATCAA